GTTGGAGCTGAAATTCAACTTAAAAAATTAGTACAAGGATCTAATGTAACACTAACTAGTACTCCGCAAGGAATTACAGTTAATGCTACAGGAGGATTACAAGCATTAACTATAGTTTCAGATTCAGGTAGCATATCACTTGCAGATGGCCAATCACTTAGTATCTTTGGTGGTACAGGTGCAAATACATCATTATCAGGAAATGTTTTAACTGTTAATTCAACAGCAGAAATTGTAACAGACACAAGTCCAGAATTAGGCGGAAACTTAAATGCCGCTGGTTTTGATATTACTAACGGCGGAACATTTACAGCAAGTGAATTTAGTGGTCCTGTTACAGGTAACTTACAAGGATTAGTATACGGTATTGATATTAGAAGTATTGAGCCAAATACAGCAGGATTTGATTTTGGAACGCTAAGTAATGATGTAAGGGGCTTCAGTGACTGGCTACTTTACGAAACAGATATAGACTTTGGAGGATATATGACTCCTGATGATAGAACTTTTGACGCAGGAGTAATAAGCTAATATGGCAACTTTAACAATTACATCAAATGGATTACCTAATCCAGCACAATTTGGTAAAGCGTTTGGCAATAATGCGTTTGCACCTAGTGCAAATACAGCCCAATCACAATCATACAACTATTCTTTTACATTTAGAGGTGGCGAAAATACTACAAACGCACAGCTAACTACTGCACTAACTCCACTAGGCATTATGTCTAATGGTGTTGTATTTTACTCACCAAGTTCAGGAGTTGGCGTTGTTCCACCTGGACTAAGTGCAATTGACGATGCACCAGCTACAGGATTTGAATATAATGCTGTACAGTTTAGAGGAAATTATGGCGGTGACGATGCAGGTGGATGGCCAGAAACAAATGGTCAATATCATTATATGTCAGCAATGTTTTTATTTTTACCAACAGGATCAAGTGAAACAGGACCAGCATGGTCAACTACAATGATTGATACTGATGCAAGTCCAACTCCTACATATTATGCTGGAAGCGACTTTGGTGGAGATAAGTTTAGACATGCAGACGGTCATAGTAAAATTGTAGGTTACTGTTTTGATGGATATCCTATTTACGGACCATTTGGTTATTCAGACTTTAACGATCCTTTGTCAGTAGTAATTAGAATGACAAGTTCATATCAATATTATGGTAGTGAAAGACCAGGTCGTGACTATTTGTATTCAGAAAAAACAGCAGGAACATTTGTTAACGATCACGAATTTCAAATTGGTACAGGAACTTTGGATCAATACAACGGACGCTTCACAAAAACTCCGGAATATCCAGATGGCACATATGCTTACTTTATGACTGTAGATACAAATAACCAACCAGTATACCCATATATCGTAGGTCCTAGTACTAAACAACAACGTGCATTCTAAACACTTGATATCCGATAAATACTAATAAGTTAAAGGATATGAAACATGGCAGTACCAAGTTGGACTCAAAAATCAGGTTATAATTTAGCAACTCTACAAGAAAGAGTTACAGCATCAGTTCCACTGCCGTTAGATCCAACAATAGGCGGCGGTAGCGGATATAATCCTAGCAATCAAAGTTTAAGTTATCCACCACAATCGGCATTAAGTAATGCTAGTACTATTAGTATTAGTATTGATCATGTTGATCAATATGGTGCTAGTATGACTACAACATATCCAACCCCAGCTATACGTGTTCCAACTATTCCTACTTTATCAAACAAGCTAATACCTGTTGTTATTATTTTACACCCTCAGGGTAGTACAGGTGCTAATATGATCAACGACTGGCAAAATTATTTAGGAGATCATATTATTGTTGCTCCTGACAAACCGTTAAATGATTGGAATGTGATTGACGAAGATACTAATAAATCACCAGACATTGAAATGCTACGTCAACTTATTAATAAACTTAGTAAATTTTCAAATGTTGAATCAAACGAAATCAAACTACTTGGTATTAATAACGGCGGACTGTTAGTTAATCGTGCAATGATTGAAATTGACGACATTGGCGTTAAAGATTTTGCTACAATTAATGCTCCACTGTTTAACCCAATGTTTAGAAATGGTAGTTTTTACTTTCCGTCATCAGAAGCAAATACAGGTAATTCGGCAGACGACTATAACACAAATACGGCTGTTAAACAAGGTAAAAGAATATTAACAATACAAAGTACTGATGGTGACACAAATGTTGCTACAACGAACGATATGATGCCTTACGTTGGAGGTTATGTTGATCCTAGTAATAACATAGCACCTAATTATAGTACAACTCCAGTAACATGGTTAGGCGGTCAAGAAACAGCATATCAATGGGCATTATCTCAAGGATATGTTGGTGGACAAATACCAGATGCTGGAGGAACATTTTATGGACAGTACAGTACATATTATTACTCATACTTGTCAGGTCAAGTACTACACTATAAAACAAGTGGAAGTAGTGACTATGTAACAACTGAATTATGGTATAGAGATATTGTAAGAAGTTACTTTACATATACAGAATCAGTATTAAAAGACGTTTATATATCTGATGGATCCCCAACTACTATTACATTAAACACAGATATTGTTACACTAATTAGTGGGGAATTACCTCCGGGTATGCGTTTAGAACAAAATAAAATTGTTGGTACTCCTTTTGAAGTGTCACGTACTACTGAATTTAAATTTGTGTTACGTGCAACCAACGAAGAAGGATTAAGAGATAGAACATTTACTCTAACTATAGAAGGTCCTGATGATCCAGTATGGTCAACAACAGAAGGACTATTACCATTAGGAAGAGGAAGTGCTACATTCATTTTAGACAGTAGTATTGTTGACTTCCAATTAGAAGCAATTGATGCTGACTTACCAACTGGACAAACATTAGAATATTTTATTGCCGACGGTGATGGAGAAATACCACCAGGATTACAATTAACAACTGACGGAAGATTAGTTGGAATTGTTGACCCTATCCTAGCAATAGACAAAAATGCAGGTAGTGGATTTTATGATGCAACACAGTTTGACTCATATGCGTTTGACTTTGGATTAAGAAGTGCTAACGGCTTTGAAAGTTACTACTATGATACAAAAGGATATGACGATGCTATCCCAACACAAAGTAGAAAAAAATTAAATCGAAGATACGCATTTGATGTAAGTGTAAGTGACGGTGATACTGTTGTTAAAAGATCATTTGAAATATTTTTAGTAGGTGATGATTTCCTACGTGCAGATAACACAGTTATGCAAATTGGTACAGGGGTATTCAAAGCAGACAACACTTATTTAAGAACTCCTGTTTGGTTAACACCAGCAGACTTAGGGTTTAAACGTGCTAACAATTACGTAACAATTTTCTTAGATGTATTTGATCCTCAAACAGTACTAGGTGATCTAACATATACGTTTGAATCAACTAATCCAGATAATACTCCAAGTGAAATTCCACCAGGGTTAGTATTAGATGTTACTACCGGCGAAATAGCAGGTCGTGTTCCTTATCAGCCAGCTGTTACAAAAGAATACAAATTTACAATTAATGCTCAACGCTTTACTAGTATCAGTCAAGAGTTAATTGCTGAAAAAAGAAAAACGTTTACAGTTAAGATTTTAGGAGAAGTTGAAAGTACAATTAAATGGCAAACTACAGAAAACTTAGGCAGTATCAAAGCTAACTTTGTTAGTACGTTTTTTGTAGAAGCATTAACAAGTGTTACAGATAGTTCATTACTTTATACATTATCAAGTGGTAGATTGCCACCAGGGTTAACTTTAAACTTTGATGGTGAAATTGTTGGTAAAGTTGTACAGTTTGCAACACCTACTTCAGATGGTCTTTCAACTATTGATAATAATAAATTTACACTTGACGGTGGTACAACTACTATTGATAGAAAGTTTATTTTCACAGTACAAGCAAGAGATAGATTTGGGTTTAGTTCTACAACTAGAACGTTTAACATTGTTGTAAGAGATCCTGACAATTTGACGTACAGTAACTTATATGTTAAACCTTTATTTAAAACTACACAGCGTCAAATATATAAAAATTTCATAGGTGATAGTAATATCTTTACACCTAATAGTATTTACAGACCAAATGATGCACAGTTTGGTCTACAAAAAGAAGTTAAGATGTTAGTATATGCTGGTATTGAAACTAAAGAAATTAAAGAGTATGTTGCGGCTTCTAGAAAAAATCATAAACGTAAAAGATTTAAATTTGGTGAGTTGAAAGTTGCAGAAGCAAAAGAGAACGGAACTAACACAGTATTGTATGAAGTAATTTATGTAGATGTAAATGACCCTTTAGATACAAAGACTGGAAAGGTTGCTAAAACTACAGGAATTGCTAACAAAAAGAAAATTACAGTTGATAGTGTTGAGTACGAAACACGTGATGATGCTAGTAAAGAAGGAGCAGGTGAAGCTGTTTTCCAAATTAGAAATAGTGTAAATCAAATTATTAATGTTCGAGCGTTTGGTAACGATTTAGAAATTATTACTAGAGCAGGATCTGTTATATACGATGCAAACGGCACTATTGAAATTACAACTAGAAATGGTGCTATATTAAAAGCAGGACAAATTGCTACTACAAGTAGTGATCCGTTTAGATTTAGACCAACATACAACACTCTTAAAGTAGATAGTGATGCTGTACAAATTAGTAATTCTACCGATCAAACACGCTTTATTAGTAATGTAACAAATATGCGTGAAAATATAGCACAAGCGGGCGTTACAGAAGGTAGTTTCTTACCTATTTGGATGTCAACTGCACAAGGTTCTGGTGTACAAGAATTAGGATATGTTACAGCAGTACCATTATGCTATTGTAAACCAGGAACAGCGGCACAGATTTTATTAAATATAACTAATAGTGGGTTCGACTTTAAGAATTTAGATTTTGAAATAGATAGATATATTGTTGATGCTACTATAGGTAATAGCGATGAGCAATATATTGCATTCGGAAACTATCAATATAATGTTTAACCTAGCTAAATACATATACTAGAGAGGAACTAATATGGCAAGTAATATTGACAATACAAGTATTGATTCTACGTTTCCCGTAGCAGGTCAGGATAATGACAGCCAGGGATTTCGTAATAACTTTAATACTATCAAGAACAATTTCACAGCCGCAAAGAATGAAATTGAAGATTTGCAGACAAATACTGCAAAATTAAACGCGGCAAACAACTTTCTAGGTAACGATGTAAGTGGAGCAAACTTTATTGCTAACACTGAAAAACATTATCCAGGTGGTACAGTAACTGGTCCAACAAACGTTAGTTTTACTAATGGTAATTTTCAAACATTTACTATTGGATCAAACACACTTACACTAACATTTACTGATTGGCCTACAGCAAACAAAGTAGGTAGAATTAGAGTTATGCTGTTAGATACATTAGGCGATAGTACAGCAAGAACAGTATCTTTTGCTACAGAAAATGGTACTATCAAATATGGTACAAACGGCGATAACCCATTTCCAGCACCATTTGTTGTAAACAGCAATAGTGATCCAATTTGTGTTGACGTTTGGACATATGACGGTGGTATCACAGTTTACGCACAATACATTGGTCAATTCGCATAAGGTATTAATTAATGGATCATCCATTACTATCAGATATAAGTTCTCTAACAGACGAACAAATTGTAGAAAAAATTAATTCGTTAACACAGAAATGGTTTCAAACTAGAAATCCTGATGCTCAACATCAAATCCAAACTATGTTAGACACATACAAATTAGAAATGATTGATAGATCGAGCAAATCAAATCCAGAAAACGGCAATAAAGATCTTGACAATCTAATCAATGTAAGTTAAAATAAGTGTATGCTTATGAAAACTGACGATTTAGGTATTCCACGATTTTCTAATAAAGATCTTATTGATATGATCTATAGTGGTCATGCGGATAAGGTACACGTTGTACTATGTGATCCAAGTGATGACGTAGACAAGTTCAATAGTGCTATGGAAGAACAAGGCCTTAGCAAACTACAAAAGTATATCCCATTAGATGTAGATCAAAAGACTTTTGACGGTGTATGTCAAAGTGAATGGTTCATGCCTGACGCATACAAAGCCATTAATGTACATAATTGGGTGCTGGAGAAATGTACTACACAAGAAGAAACAGCAAGATGTGCAGAAGAACTTGCAGAGTTTGAAGGCAGAGGTATGAAGCCTTTGCTACAGTATATGATATATCTTGTGGACTTTATGCGTGAGAACGACATTGTATGGGGTGTAGGACGTGGATCAAGCGTAGCATCATATGTGCTATATTTGATAGGTGTACACAAGGTAAATTCAATCCAGTTTGGCCTGGATTGGCGTGAGTTCCTGAGATAAGTAAGTATATAATATAATAGGAGAAATAAAATGGCTATGAAGCAATCAGGTCGTAAAGTTTATAAAAGTATGCAAGGTAAGTCCGTTGATATGGATCTACTACGCCAACGTAATGAACTTACACCAGCTGTAGGAAATGCTAGAGTAAATGCACGTGGTGATGAATTAGGCCCAGGCGGTCAAATCATTAAAAAACGTGACGATATTTTAGAAGAGTACTATAAAGATCATCCACAAACTGTTACAGATGAAGTACCAAATCAAGGCAATCATGATGTTGCTATAGATCAAGTTGCACAACCTCAAGTAGTAGTACCAGCAACTGAAACTAAAGCACCAGCTAAAAAAGCAGTCAAAGCTACTACTTCTAAAGTAGAAGCAGAAATGGCGGCTATCGATGAAGAAGCTGATGAAACAGGTACAGCATGGGTAGAAGATGAAGATGGTAATTTTGTAAAAAAAGGTGACTAAAAAATGCAATTAGATCCAGAAGTAGTTAAAGGCTTTGGAGAAGGCCCGAAAGTTAAAACTCGTATCAAAGGAACTATAAGACCCATTCATGATGGTGTACTTGCTTATAATATGAACTTTGGAGAACGTACTACCAAAGGAGGAATTATTCTTACTCATGACGATGGTAAAGAAAGAGGCATTCGTCCACGATGGTGCCAAATTTATGCTATTGGTTCTGAGAATAAAGATCCATACGAAGTTGGTGATTGGATTTATGTAGAACACGGGCGTTGGAGTAGAAGTATTATACTCGAAGACGAAGAACTAGGTGAGTTAGATATTAGATTAATTGATGTTAATGCTATCTTACTTACAAGTAAAGACGCACCCGAAGATCTTGGTATTGGTCATTCAACAGACTTATCACAACCAACAATTGATCCTAGCGATTTCGTTAGAACACCATAACACTTTAAAAAAGAAGAGGAATACCTTGTGGCTGAAATAGACCTAAATAAATATAAAGAATTTGTTGATGCTGTAACATCAAAAGAAAGTTCAAGTAATGATGCGTTTTCATCACATTGGGCTACATTAAACAATACTGATAGAGATATTAACTTACCTAGACTATTAACAGCGTCTATGGGGTTAGGTGCTGAAGCAGGAGAGTTTACTGAGATTATTAAAAAGATCTTGTTTCAAGGTAAGCCTTTGGACAAAGACAACATTTGGCATATGCAACGTGAGTTAGGTGATGTTATGTGGTATTGGATGCAAGGATGTATGGCATTAAATATTGATCCTAATGAAGTAATTCAAATGAATATTGATAAACTTAAATCACGATACCCAGGCGGCGAATTTGATGCACATTATTCCGAAAATAGAGTCAAAGGCGATTTATAAAAAAGAACTTGACATTCTAACAAACATAGTTTATAATTAAACTATGAATTATGATCCCAATAAAATAGTAATACTTGATGATGTAGTTCCACAATGGTTACATGACCAAGCTATAAATCAAGTATTACATTATCCACTTAGTTTTGGACATAGAGGTTTAGGTCAGTATCAAGGACATCAAATCTTTAGTCAACAGTTTTCACAAGCAGAGTTAGAAAATACTCCGTGGACACTAAAAGCAGTATGGCACGCCTTTGAACATCATAAGAATCTAATTGACAATGATGTTGGCGACATACAATTAAATCAAGTACAAATTAATCTTACAACAAAAGAACACACAGGTGGATTGCATGTCGATAGTGGAGATGATGTACCTGCTTACACTATGGTTTATTTAATTCACGGTGACACTGGTATGGATTTTTGGGATGGCGATCCTGAGAAAGATGGTAAAAAAATTGATGAAGTGGAATACAAAGAAGGACGTCTAATCGTCTTTCCAAGTCGTTACTTACATAGAGGCATACCTGTTAAAGATGTAAGTCCTCGTGTTACTGCTGGATACGTGTTTAGTGGTAAGAGTACTCCGTTTGCAAGACAACGCAATATTATATTACCTATATTTAAAAAGGAGCAAGTTAACTATGACAGTAGGAATAACATTTAGCAGTTTTGATTTGTTCCATAGTGGACATGTTGCTATGCTAAAAGAAGCAAGTGAGAATTGCAACTATTTGATTGTTGGATTACAAACAGATCCAACTATTGATAGACCAGAAAAGAATAAACCTATACAAAGTGTGTTCGAACGATATGTTCAATTAAAAGGTTGTAAGTATATCGATGAAATTATTCCCTATGCTACAGAACAAGATTTAAAAGATATTTTGTTAACATATACATTGAATCGTAGATTTATTGGCGAAGAATATCGTGATAAAGAGTTTACAGGTAAGCAGATTTGTGTTGACAAAGGCATAGAATTGTATTATAATAAAAGACAACACTCATTTAGTACATCTAATTTGAGAAAACGAATAAGCGAGGCACAAACATGAAAGAACTTTGGGTAGAAAAATATCGTCCTAAAACAGTAGACGGTTATGTGTTCAGAGATGAACATCAAAAGAAACAAATACAAACTTGGATTAAAGACAAAACTATTCCTCATTTGTTGTTTAGTGGTAACGCAGGTATTGGAAAGACAACACTTGCTAAACTACTGTTTAACGAACTAGAATTAAATGATCTAGACATACTAGAAATTAACGCAAGTCGAACAAACTCTGTAGATGAAGTTAGAAATAAGATTGTAAACTTTGTACAGATGATTCCATTTGGTGACTTTAAGGTTGTGCTACTAGATGAGGCTGATTATTTGTCGCCTAACGCACAAGCCGCACTACGTGGTGTTATGGAGGAATATCATACTACAAGCAGATTTATTTTAACGTGTAACTATCCTAATAGAATTATTCCGGCATTGCACAGTAGATGTCAAGGATTTCATATTGCAAAAGTAGATCAAACAGAGTTTACTGCTAGAGTTGCAGAGATTTTAATTGCAGAAGGTGTACAACCAGATTTAGACACACTTGATACATATGTAAAAGCAACATATCCAGATTTACGTAAATGTATTAATATGGTGCAAATGAATTCACAAGACGGTGTACTAATTAAACCCAACGAAGCTGATAAAACAGAAGCTGATTGGAAACTTGATATGGTACAATTATTTAAAGCAGGTAAAATTACAGAAGCACGTAAACTTGTTTGTGCAAGTGCTAGAGCTGAAGAGATGGAAGAGATTTATCGTTGGCTTTATGACAATATTGATTTATTCGGTGATGCTGATCAACAAGATAAAGCTATTATGATTATTAAACAAGGTCTAGTAGATCACACATTAGTAGTTGATCCGGAAATTAATTTAGCCGCAACATTAATTAAACTTGGTAAAGTATGAAAATACGCTACTACCACAAAATTGACGGCTGGCGATGGCTAGGATTTATACTAGCAATGGTTAGTGCATTTATATTAAGTGGTGGTGATCCAAAAATACAATGGATAGGTTGGGGTGTTGCTCTTGCAAGTTGTAGTATCTGGATTTGGATGGGAATTAAAGATAAAGATATACCTAGAGCATTAATGGAATTGATGTATTTGCTATTAGCAATTAGAGGTGTATGGAACTGGATGGGGTAAATTATGAGTTATTTGGTTAATAATAATTGTGTTAATTGTAAGCATATGACATGCGTTGAAGTATGTCCTGTGGATTGTTTTTATGAAGGTGAAAATATGCTTGTTATTAACCCAGATGAATGTATTGACTGTGGAGTATGTGAACCTGAATGTCCTGTTGATGCTATTATTACAGAGGATCAGGATGACGGTACTTGGTTTAAGATCAATAGTAAATATAGTTATGAATGGCCCAATATTACACAGGTCAGAGAAGAAGATGTATTAGCAGATAAAATTCCTGTAATTGATGTAATGTCAACTAAACCAGGTAAAGGAGATTAAATGGCACTAAACACGAAAAAGATGAGAGCAAGTCATATACTGCTATCATTTAAAGGAGCAAAGAATTCTACACACAGTCGAGGCGTTGGTGAAGCAATGGCCGAAGGTGAAAGAATTACAGCAGAACTAAAAAAAGGTGGCGTTTCTTTTGATCAAATGGCAAAAGAAAACTCTGCATGTCCTAGTAAGAATAACGGAGGCGACCTAGGTTGGTTTGAACCAACTGACATGGTTGTAGAATTTTCGACTGCGTGTGCGGCTATTCCAATTGGAGAATTAGGGCCACACCCATTCGTAACAGAATTTGGCGTACATGTGATTTGGAGGACTGGGTGAAAAAAGACTTTCCCGGTAACCTAATAGCAGTTACTATATTAGAACGTGAAATTGAATATGCAAAATCTTGTTTACGTGAACATGATACAGGACATATACACACAGCCATTAATTGGTTAGAACATCGAACAAAGGAATTAAAAAATGAAGGTCAGACTAGTAAGTTACTCAAAAGCAACGGATGAATTTTCAACTGAAGGTGTTGATGATTTACAGGAACTTATTGCTTTTTGTGCCAAGGTAAGTAACCCTGCGGCACAAATTAACAACGAAACAAGTGAACGTTTAATTAAGTATTTGATTAAACATCAACATTGGTCTCCTTTAGAAATGGTTAGTGCTTGTTTAGAAATTAATACTACACGTGATATTGCACATCAAATTGTGCGTCATCGTAGTTTTAGTTTCCAAGAGTTTAGTCAGCGTTATGCAGATCCTGCAGAGTTTGGCAATCAATTTGTATTACGTGAAGCACGACTACAGGACACAAAGAACAGACAAAATAGTATTGCACTAGGTAATACACAACAAGATATGAATCTACTCAATGATTGGGAAACGCAACAACAAAAAGTAATTGATGCGTCTAAAGAAGCATACGAGTGGGCAATTGATAACGGTATTGCAAAAGAACAAGCTCGTGCAGTATTGCCCGAAGGTTGTACTAAAACACGACTGTACATGAATGGTACTTTGCGTAGTTGGTTACATTACATTGATCTACGTGGTGCTAATGGTACACAAAAAGAACATATGGATATTGCTCATGCATGTGCAAAGGTAATTGCAGAAATATTTCCTTTGATGGAAACAATTAATGAATAATCCAGAACCAGTAATATTTTTTGAAACTGAAAGGTGGGCTGTACGCAAACATGCTCCTATTAGACCAGCTGGTGAATTTAAACCTACAGCCTGGAAAAAGATGCCAGCGTATATTAATAAACAAAAGCATAAAATTGACAGTGAACAAACTGTAAAAGGATGCCCAGGCATTAAAGATTTTATGGAGACTGGATTTGTTATTCCTGCTTGGTGCGATATGGAAATTTTACCAAGTGATGATGGAAATTACGTAGAAACACGCTATAGTGATCCAGCTTATAATTCTGCATATCATCCTGCAGATCAAGTAGAGAATGAAACACAACTACTAACTAAGTTTGGTGTAAGAGCCGCGGTTAAATTAGATTGTCCTTGGAGAATATGGAGCAAGTCTAATTGGAGTGTTTTATATCAACCTATGTTTTATCATGAAGATCGAAACTATGAAGCAATTCCTGGTATTATTGACCATGACTTAGGTGCATTAGTTAGTCCGCTTAATATTATGCTAAAAGAAATTAAGCCTACAACAATTAAAATGGGTGAACCTTTGTGCCAACTGATTCCTATTAAGAGAGAAACAGTTGTTGCTCGTACAGGAAATCTAAGTGAGACCGCAGTTGATAGACACAATGCTATCATTGGACTGCAAAGAATGATCTTTAACAGTTGGTCTAAGTGGCAACACGCTAAGAAGACCTACATCGTTGATCAAAACGACATAGATCTTCCAGGTGATGATTAATTACTCGTCGCCATAAACAGCTAATACTTCTTTAACTGCATCATGCCTTTCTATATCATGAGTTTGGAATCTGACTATGTCAATGTGCGTTGTTTCTCTGTGTTTTTCTAACGATTTAATAAAATCAATCAAACCATTATTACTCAACTTATCAGCTTGAGCTAAATCGCCTGTTACTACCATCTGTGATTTCTCACCAATACGTGTTAGTAACATTTTCATTTGATTTGGTGTTGCATTTTGCATCTCATCTGCAACAATTATTGATTTCTTAAATGTTCGACCTCTCATATAAGCTAACGGTGAAATTTCAATAACACCATCGTACATCATACCTTCAAGTTCTTTAGCACTAAAGTACTCTTTAAAAACATCAAAGATAGGTCTTGTCCATGGAGCCATTTTTTCTTCCATTGTTCCTGGTAAAAAACCAAGATCTTCGTCAGCTGAAACAGCAGGTCTTGTTACAACAATCTTATCAATTGCGCCTTCTTTGAATAACTTAATAGCCACCTGGACCGCAAGTAGGGTCTTACCGGTTCCCGCAGGACCAACACCGAAGACTATGTCTTTCTTCGGGTCCAACAGTTTTAGCATATATGTTTCTTGGTTTTTGTTTCTAGGAAGTATATTGATTTGTTTTTGTTGTGGTTTTGAAAAGCTAATAACATTGTTATCAGCGGGGGTTTTATGAGCTCTTGCTCGTCTTTTAGCACCCATTAAGTTCCTCCTTCATGAGTTAGTATAAAGACAGTCACTGTAGATTCACAGTATTACTGCCCTACACTAATATTTACCATTTGGGTCACAAGACAAAACTGCACACTTATAGATCGTATCCGGATAAATAAGTGTATAAGAATAGGTGAAAACGACATGCGTGATGTATTAGATATTATTACAAACATTGAAAGTATATACGAAAGTGATACTGCTTTAAGTGTTTTAAAAGACTTTGAACGTGTATTAGACGAATTAGATCTATACGTGTATGCTAACTGGGAAGATGGTGAGTTAGTTGAAGGACCTAAAATTGAAAGACATTGGGTAGCGGCTTCATTTATGTGGCCTAAAGATAAGATGCCTGATCCAGCAGGTGGAAAACGTCTATTAGATTACGACTGTTATGTATCATACGAAAAAACAGCTATTCTTAAACCACGCAAAATTAAAGAACCAAGCGATATTAGACCTGGTACTAAGAAAGGCAAACTAGATAGAGAACCTGTTTGGGTAGTAACTATTAAAATGCCTAAAGAACTTATTTTAAACATCTATAGTGGATACAAAGAACAATTGGATTATGTTAAAGAACCAGCAGTAGCTTCAACTCAACCAGCAGTTGACGACATTGCACAAGAAGGCGAAACTGCCGCAGTCGAAGGTGGAGCAGTATAATGGGATTGATTGCCGGAGATCTTAACGATTTAGTTTTACCTATTTTTGAAATTGATAGTTTTAAAAGTAAAATGGGTGATGATAAGGATATTGTAGTATGCAGTTTTAGTTGCATGTCTGAAGGACCAGCAAAAGATTTAATGAACTTTTTTGAGAAAGGTTATCCTTACATACTAGATGCTGATGTTACTTCAGGAGAACAGACTGATGGAACATATAAAGTATTTGTAGAAATTGAACGTCATAAAGATGTTCCAAAACAAATCATAGAAATGTTAGACGGTGTTGGTAAATTAGCTAACATAGATAAGTTTAAATTCCGCTATTACAAAAGTTTTAAAAGCCAAGAAGCACAAATGGAAAACATTTTAGCAACAGTTCCATTAGATAAAGGTGCATACGAAATAAGAGTAAACGAAAAC